ACGAAGCGATGACGCTCGCGCCGTTCGTTTGCCCCGTCTGTCACCACGATGCCGAACCCGCTGCCCAGGTGCGCGACCTCGCCGTGTGCGCGGCGTGCGGCATGTCGGTGCGAGTCGACGACCAGGGCCTGGCCACGCGCGCGAGCACGGCTGACTTGCACGGGTTGTGGCCGCTGGAGCTGGCGGCATTGGTTCGAGCCCGCGGCCGGATTGCGCGTCTCATGCATCGGCCGCGCTGATGAACGCGCAGACGACAGACATCAGTGCACGCCTCTCGCTGCTCGAGGACCGGCTCACGCGGCTGGAAGGCGATCACCACGACCTGCGAGGCACGATGCTGGAAGTGCGGCAGATTCACGACAATCTCCAAACGCTGGGGCAGACGCAGCACGCGGAGTGGCGCACGCTGTTCGGTCGCCTCCTCTGGCTGCTGCACGGGACGCCATGAGCGAAGGTCAGCGAGTGGACATCGGCGCGGTGCTCACCGGTGCGGACGGTCAGCGCTATCTGCTGATCGATATCTACCCGAGCGGCAAAGTGAAGCTCGTGCGGATTCCAGAGTCCATGGTGGCGGAAGATTTCGGGCGGCGGTTCTTTCACGATCCCTCGGCAATCAATCCAACTCACAGCAGCCTCGTGACTCCGGCCTGACATGGCCCGCCTGAGCGAGTCGGCGTTCCTCGACCTCGCGAAACAGCGGTGGAAGCAGGCGCAAGACGCCGATCAGAAACAGCGGGAGCGGGAACGGGACGATCTCGCCTTTTATCAAGGGCAGCAGTGGTCGCCTGATCAACTCCGCGCACGCTCCGCGCAACCGGCGGCGGCTGGCGGTGTGCCGCTCCCTGCGCGTCCCAACTTGGTCATCAACAAGATTCGTGGTCAGATTCGCCAAGTCCTGAACGAGATCAGCGGGTCGGATATCGGCATTGAACTCGTCGCGGCCGATGACTTCGGTGATCTGAGCCAGACGCCCGACGATCCCGAAATCGAGCTCCGCGAAGGACTCGTGCGGCGCATTCAGCGCGAATCGGAAGCGGAAGATGCGCGCCTGTGGGCCGTGTCGCGCGCCACCATCGCCGGCCGCGGTTACTACGGCGTGATGACGCGCTACTTGCCGGGGAAGACGTGGGATCAAGAAGTGTTCATCGAGCGGTTCTACAACCAGGCGTCGGTGAGTCTCGATCCCGCGCACCAGCAACCAGACGGCTCTGATGCCGAATGGGCATTCGTGGGGAACGATATCCGATGGGATGAATACAAGGCACGCTGGCCGAAGGCCGCAAAGGAACGCAAGAACAAAGTGATTGACGCCTCAGACGACGAGTTCCGCGCGTATGGCGATGACGCGCCGGGCTGGTTTTCGACCGAGGGCAGCGGGGATCATCCTACGCGCATGTGCCGCGTGGTCGATTACTGGTATACCGAGCGCACGACGCGCACGCTCTGCCAGCTCGCCGATGGGCGCGCCGCGTGGAAGGACGATCTGCCGGAGGGCGCAGAGACGACGGATGAGCGCGACGTTAAAGAGAAAACCATTCACTGGGCGCAACTCGACGGGGTGCAGACGCTCGATGAAACAGACTGGTCGGGACCGGACTTGCCGATCATCAAGGTGCTCGGCGAAGAGTTGCATCCGTTCGATCAGGAGCGTCGCGAGGAGGGCATGGTGCGGCCGTCACGTGACGCACAAGTCGGCTTCAACGCGATGGTCAGTAAGTGGGTGGAAACCATCGGCTACGCGCCGGTTCCGCCGTGGCAAGCGACGCTCGAGCAGATTCAGGGCTACGAGCCGCTGTATCAGCAGGCGAATGTGCGGCCGATTCCCGTCCTGCTCTACAACGCCGTGTCCGATGCCGGTCAGCCGCTCGGGCCGCCGACGCGGACCTTTGTGGACACGCCGATTCAGGCGCTGGCGGCGTCGGTGCAATTGTTCGATGAAGCGATTCAGTCGACAACGAACGTACCGGAGTCACGGATCGGACAGAACACGGATTCGCGTCTCAAGAGCGGGCGCGCGATTGCCCTGCTGCAGCAGCAAAGTCAACAGGGCACGTCGAATTACAGCGACAACTTCAAGCGCTCCGTGCGCTATGAAGGACAAATCGTCAACAATTTGCTCTATGCGATCTATGGGCGGCCAGGACGCATCGCGCGCATCGTGACGGGCGAAGGCGAATCACAGACGGTCACCATCGGCGCGCCGACGTCACCGCAGTCGCCGGACAAACGGTTTGCCCTCACGAAGGACGCGAAGTTCAATGTCATCGTCAAAGTCACCAAGAGCTACGATTCGCGCCGACTGGAGGAATCGAGCCTGATCGGCGAGTTGATGAGCGCGAATCCGATGCTCATGACCTGGTTTGGGGATCTGTTTTTCAAGAACAGCGATGGGCCGGGGCATCTAGAGATGGCGGAACGGGCCAAGGTGATGCTCGATCCGAAGATTCAGGCGATGATCGCGCAGAAGGCCCAGGGACAGGAGATCCCACCGCCGGTGATGGCGCAAATGGCCGACTTGCATCAACGGTTGCAGCACGCCGAACAGGTGATGCAAGCGCAGCAAAGGGAACTCCAGAACCGACAGGCCGATCAGCAGACGAAACTGCAGATCACGCAGATGGACGGTCAGAAAGACATTGAACTCCAGCGCATGCGGAACGCGGCCAGCATCGAAGTCGCGATGATCGCCGCACGCGCGAAGGGCGTGCTCTCGGCGCACGAAGCCGCCGATGAAGCGATTGCGCTCCACCAGGAGCAATTGCACGACGCGTTGCAGAGCGAAGCCGATCGGCAACATGACGCCGAACTCCAGATACGCGAGCACGCGCACGCCGCCGCGACGGGCATGGGTCAGCAGGAAGCGGCGAGTAGCGAAGCCGACGCGCAGAGGCAGCACGAACAGGCCATGGCGCCGCCCGTCGACTCGGAAGCTGAGCCGCAACCAGTCACCTCGTGACTTGACACGCCAGCGTAAGATACGAACCGACTGTGGCTGACGAACAGGTCCAACCCGCACCAGAGACGCCCAGTGCGGCCACGCTCCCGCCCTCCGGGCCGGAAGACAGCGGGTCTCTGGCGGACCACGAAGCCGAATTCCGCCGCGGGGAGTCGCGCACCGATGCGGTCGTCTCAGATGATGCGCCGGCGACCGCATCGGGTGACGCGGCCACCGAGGAGCGCGATGAGAAAGGCCGGTTCCGACCACGGCAGAAAGCGAAAAGCCAGCGGGCCACACCAGAAGACGTGCCGCGCATCGCCAATCTGACCGCGCGGCTCCGCGCCGTCGAAGCGGAGCGCGATGCGCTCAAAGGCCAGCGCGTCGCGCCAGCCGCCGCCGCTGCACCGGCACTTGAGTCGCCACGGGTGATGAGTCCAGCGGTGGCGCCGTCCACGCCAAAGCCTACGCCTGACCAGTTCACCGACTATGGCGACTTTATCGAAGCGCTGACGGACTGGAAAACCGATCAAAAGTTCGCGGCCGCGGACGCGAAGCGCCAAGAGCAGGAACGCGACGCCGCTGTCCGTGCCGAACAGACGCGCCTCGCGACCTCGTGGACCCAGCGCGTCACCGCCGCGAAAGCGAAATACCAGGACTTTGAGGACGTCGCGCTTCTCGCGCCGACGGACATCCCGAAAGGCTCGCTCGTCGATGCGTGGATTCTCGAACACAAAGCCGGCGCCGATGTCCTCTACCACCTCCAGAAACATCCCAACGATCTCCATGACCTCTTAGCGCAACCGCTCTTCGAGCAAGTCGACGCCCTCTCGTTGCTCGCGCAACGCCTCTCGCCCTCCTCGCGTGTGCCCGACGCCGCGACCGGATCGTCGGCCACGCTGGCTCCGAAACCCGTGCCGCGTCCACCTAATCCGGTGCGGACAGGCCCCGTTCAGACCGGCGATGAACCGCCCGACGACGAAACCTCGTCGCTCGCGGACCACGCGCGCTATTACCAGCAGCGCCGCCGTCGCTAGCCGCGTCTGAACACGCTCGGTGTCAGAGGTGCGAAGTGAATACCCTCATCAACCCCACGTGGGTCACGAAGGATACGGCTGTCGCGTGGAAAAACAATATCAAGCTCGTGGCGAGCTTCGATCGCTCCTGGGATCGCACGTGGGAAAACCTTCCGCAAGGCGCGAAGATTGGCGATACGGCGCAAGTGCGCCTCCCGCAGCGCTTCGTCGTCACCGAAGGGCAAGCCTACGTGCAGCAAGCGATTCTCAATCAAACTGTGCCGATCACCGTCAACCATCAGTATCAAGTCGGGATGGGCTGGAGTTCGGCAGACTCTGCGCTTCGCGTGGAGGAAGTCCAAGAGCGCTACACCGTCCCAGCGGGCCGTGCGCTTGCGAACAAAGCCGACGTACAAGCCGGGCAGGAAGTGTATCGCTCCGTCTACAACTCCGTGGGCACGCCTGGGACGGCGATCACGACCGACGTGACGTATACCGACGGCGTCGCGCGGCTCCGGAACCTCGGCGTGCCGGAAGAACTCATTGCGGTGCTCGATCCGAAGTCACAGAGCAAGCTGCTCGCGGCGAACTTCGCGCTGTTCAACCCGCAGATGCAAATTTCGAAATACTTCCGTTCGGGGCAGTTTGCTGGCGCCGCACTTGGCGTGGACGAATGGCTGTGGGATCCGAACATGCCGACGCATACGACCGGCACGTTCACCACGGCGACGCCCATTGTGAGCAGCGCGAGTCAAACGGGCTCGACGCTGGCCATGAGCGGACTGGGGACCTTTGCGTTCAAAGCGGGCGATTCGTTCACCGTCGCGGGCGTGAACAGCGTCAATCCGGTGAGCTACACGGATACCGGAGACTTGCAGCAATTCGTGGTGACCGCGGATACGGCGGGCACCACCACGGGCACGTTGCCGATTGCGCCCGCCATCATCACGAGCGGGCAGCTCCAGACGGTGACCGCCTCACCCGCGAACAATGCCGTCGTAACGTTCCTCGGGGCGACAGGCACCGTGGCCGCGACGATGGCGGCGACGACGTCGAAGCAGTCGCTGGTGTTCAATCCGGGGGCCTTCGCATTTGTGGTGGTGGATCTGCCGGCGAATTTGCCGGGAGCGAACAGCAAGCGCATCAACGATGCGGACGCGAAGGTCAGCATGCGCTGGTGCGAACAGTATCAATTCAACTCGGACCAACTCCCCTCGAAGGTCGAACTGCTCTGCGGGGTTGCCGCGATTGTGCCGCAGTTCGCGCTGCGGGCGTGGTCATGATTCGGCGCGTCTGATTTAGGAGGAGGTACACCGTGAGTCTTGTCAGAACAACGGCCGCGGCAGCGATTGCCGCCTCGGATACGAGTATCACCGTCACGTTGGCGACCGGCTTCAGCGCCGGTTATCAGATCCGCATTGACCAGGAGGAGATGCGCATCACCTCCGCCTATGTCAGTGGCACGACGATTCCCGTCGTGCGCGGGCAGGACGGGACACAAGTCGTCGCCCATGCGATTCTCGCAGGCGTGTGCTGCGGCATCGCGAGTGATTGGCCCACGCCCACCGCACAGACCAGCGTGCAGTACCCGATGGCGGGGCGCGGGCGCACGATGACGACGTATGGAGCGGCGGGGGCGCTCACGTTACCCACAGCCGGCAGCGATGCCGTCGCGATTCTCAACAGCACCGTCGCCCTTGCCATGACGCTCGCGAATCCGACCAAGGACATGGACGGGGCCATGTTCATTGTCGTCGGCGATGGGAAGGCGGCACACACGGTCACGTATACCGCCGGGATGGGCAACGCTGGGTCAGGGTATACCGTGATGACGTGTGACGTCGGCGCGCAGTGCGCGATTCAGATGATCGCGGCGAATTCGATCTGGGTGTGGCTGCCATCGCCACTCAGTGGCACACTATCCGCAGCCGACGTTGCTGTAGCCTAGACTGTCTAGGTATGGCGCGCGTGAAATAACCATGAGACGTCCGAACACTTGGCCGATCCGGTTAATGAAACGCATGGCAGTATTATAGACGATTAGGAGGTAAATTGTCGATTCTTTGGACAACCGAAAGCGGATACGCCACGGAACGACGCAAGTGGGAAGCGACGCATACGGAATTCGGGCCGCCTGGCCGCCCGTTCACGTTCCACGAGTACCCGCTGATGGTCTACCAGGCTTCCAGACCGTCAACGGGTGGCCCGCCTGTGCTGGTGCATGAAATCGTTCACGACGAGCCGCAGGAACGACAGCTCGCGAGCCGCGGCTACGTGCGTGGACCGGACCACGCTGTGGCGCAGCTCGACGCACAGGAGCTGGAAATCGCGAAGCTGGCGGCTGAGCGCCACTACGACGAACGGCGCATGAGCGCACGCGCGCAGGCCGAGGCGTCGGCGGTGGACGACTCGACGATCGACCATGTGCCGAGCGTGCCGGAGATGCCAATCCGCCGCGGACCTGGCCGCCCGCGCAAAGAGGAGATCGAGTCATGAGCACGCAAGGCGGCGCATTTGTGCCTGGTGATGATTTCGCCCCGACCGGCCTATGGGCGTTCACGCAAGCGCCCACCATCGGATCGGGCACCGCCGTCAGCACGTCGGCCACGCAAACGCTGACGAACAAAACGCTGACGGCGCCGACGATCACGACGCCCACGGTCACGAGCCCGGTGATTACGGGGGCGACGATTCCGTCGTTGATTCCCATCACGACAGATGCCGCCGATGCCGCGGTCGCGCTGGTCAGCGGGATCGTGGTATTCACCAAAGCCGGCTCGTCGGCTCATACGCTCGCTGCGCCCGCGTCGCTCGGTCAGCGAATCGTGTTGACGGCGGGCTCCGCGCAGGCGCACGTGGTGACGGCGACGGGCCTGATCGATGACGGCGTGACGGGCGGATCGAAAACGACGATCACGCTCGCGTCGTTCATCGGCGCGACCTGCACGCTGATTGCGGTGCAGACGGGCAAGTGGATGGTCGAGAGCAAAAACACCTGTGTGATCACGTAGGCCGTCGATGAGCCTGACGGGTCTCCAAGCGGTCACCGCAGCGTTTGCGCTGGGCAACGTGTTCCTCCCAGACGAGCCGATCCCAGCGCCGGACGCGCAAGCCGCGCTGGGGTTTCTCGATCGCATGCTCGGCGGCTGGGCACAGATCCGGGGGACGATTCCCGTCGTGGCGCGCGAAGTGTTTGCCCTCGTCGCCAATCAGACGAGTTACAGCATCGGCGTCGGCGGCGATTTCAACACGGCGCGACCACCGAATCAACTGAGCCTCACGGGCGCGTCACTCGTCTTGACCGCGAGCACGCCGCCGACCGAAGTGCCGCTCACGCTGTTCACGGACGACCAGTATCAAGGCATCACAGCCAAGGGGCTGACCAGTTCGCAACCCACGGGTCTGTGGTACAGCCCCACGTTTGCGACCGGCCTCGGGACGATCTATCCGTGGCCGATTCCCAACGTGGCGACGAATACGCTCGCGCTCTATCTGGAAAAGGCGATCGCGGCATTCGGCGATCTCACGACAGCTTACACCTTGCCGCCTGGCTACGACGACGCCATCATCTACAACTTGTGGCGACGTCTGGCGAAGCCGTGGGGCCGCACGGTGGATGCCGATGATGTCCAGATGGCGACGTCGACGCTCCTGACCGTCAAACGAGCCAATGTCAAAATGAGCGATCTGCAGAACGATTTCGCGGGCGCGTTCGGGGCGTCAGGTGGGCGATACAACTTCATGACGGGCCAGTAAAGGAGCGATCCATGGACGAGAACCCAGACGAACAGGCCGAGCCCTTCCACGAATATCCCAAGTGGGTGACGCCGCCGCCGAATGGACCTGCCGTGATTGTGCACTCACACGCCGAAGAGGAACGGCTGCTGGCCCAGGCACCGAAACCGACAGCCGAATCCACGCCGACGACGCACAGCCACGATGAGCCGCCGATGACGCCGACACACCAGGCGACGGCTGATCGGAAACAGGATCGTCACCGATGAGCAGACGCTGGGCCGTCACGATCGTGGTGTGCGCGTTGCCGCGCCTGCTCAGTGCGCAGGTGATCACGCCGAGCCCGCAGGGCATCAACGCCGTGTCGTCAGGCATCGGCGTCTGCAGCACGGGCAACTGCGCGACGTGGGCCGTGGCGAATCAGGACATCAGCATCACGTCGCAGATTACCGGCACGATGACCTCGCTCACGCTGACGGCGGAAGCGACCGCCGACGGTCTGAGCTGGGCCGCGATCGGCGTGACGAATCTGGCGACCGGCACGGTCACCACGACGACGACGGCGACGGGCCAGTTTGGTTTGGCGAATACGGGGATTGTGGGGTTTCGCTGGCGGTGCACGACGTATGCGAGCGGCGGGGCGAACATCACGCTGACGCGCGGCTCGTCGAGCACCATTATCACGGGGGCGGCGATTCCCGCCACACCGACGACGTCGGTGCAGTTCAACGATGCCGGCGCATTCGGCGGGAATTCAGGGTTCACGTTCACGAAGGGCACTGGAACCGGGCTCGTGACCATCACGGGCGCGGGCGTTGGCACTGACAAGACCCTGCTCAAACTCGATGCCTCGGTCACCGGCACGGATGCCGCGAAGTTCGTGCTCTCCAACTCCACATCGTTCGCGAACAACTACGCGTATTGGCAGCATCTCGGCGATGACGGACTCCACATGGTGCCCGATGCATCTGTCGCTGGTAGCAAAGCGCCTTTTCTCGACTACGGCGGTGGTGCCTGGGATATGGCGTCGGCTGGTGGATCTGGTACAGGTCAAGGTGCTGATTTCCATATTAGTGGAGGTTCAATTAATAATGGTGGGAGTATCTCATTACTTCCAGGTGGCGGCGCACTTGGAGGTGGCATAGGATTACTTGCAGGAATTGGTACTGTAACTGCTGGTGGTGTGACTATAGCTGCTGGTAATGCTGATGCTAACTTCGCAACCGCTCAAGCTGGAAGCTTACTCATACGTCCCGGCATTGGAAACAGTGCGGCCTACGATGGCAGCATCAATTGAGTCACGAATCACAGCAATGGGCTGGGCACGGCCGGCGCGATCAATCTTCGGGGCGACACGATTGCCACGGGGAATTTCACGTTGGGATCGGGGACGATGAGTGTCCCAGGCTTGAAGATCGACGCGAGCGGGTATGCGAATTTCGGCGCGACGGCTGGGACGGGCGGGTATGGCGTGCGGGACAATAGCGGCGTCATCGAAGCCAAGAACAGCGGGGGCAGTTGGCTAGGTCTGCCGCTCCAAGCCTTGAACACGACGAGTTCGCCGACGTTCAACGCGCTGACGGTGACCAGTTGTACCGGGTGCGTGACCTCGCCAGTGGACGCGACGGCTGGCGGCACAGGACAGACGACGGTGACCACGGGGGATTTACTCTACGGGTCGGCCACGAACACCTGGAGCAAATTGGCGGCTGTCGGAGCCGGCGCGTATGTCCGTTCAGGCGGCGTGACGACGGCGCCGCTCTGGTCCACGTTGATTCTGCCGAATGCGGCGACGACGGGCGATCTGATGGCGGCGACGTCGACCAATACGGTGGGTTCGGTCGCGGCTGTGGCAGCAGGACAAGTATTAACTTCTGCTGGAACTTCGACTGTGCCAGCATATTCTGCTACTCCAAGCGTGACTGGGAGCTATACCGCGAATGTTGCTAATACGAGTACTAACTACGTGGATGGCCTGGTCGTGTCCGCGTCAACCGCCGCAGCGAACAACGCGCAACAGTACTCCCCCACCATTCGATTGATTGGGAATGCGTGGGATGGGGCCAGTTCTTCGCAGCCGGTTGAAATGAGATTTCGCGTCCAGCCCATTCAAGGGGTCTCTTCACAGTTGGCGCTCTATAGCATTCTTAATAATGGGACTCCTCTTCAAATTGGTGTGTGGACGAGCACTGGTAATTTCACATCAATTGGTAATCTCTCAGCATCAGGAGGAGTGAACGCTGCAACGACCTATAGCGTGAATGCTAAAATGCTGGCGTCAGCTACTGCGCCGACAGCGACGACTTTTTGCACCACTCCTAGCATCCCAGCCAACAATGGAACCGCGGCGTTTACGGTAGGCGTCGGCACATCCTGCGCGACGTCGGTGGGGACGATCACGCTGCCGGCGGCGGCAACCGGTTGGGTAGCGGTCTGTCAGAATGTGACGAATCCGGCAACCAACGTCGTCGCCCAGACCGGCGGGTCGACCACGACGGTCACGGTCACCAACTACGCGCGAACGACGGGAATTGCGTCCAACTGGACCGACAGCGACGTCCTGCGATGTCTGGCACACGCCTATTGATCCATGCGAAGTGCGCTCCTCGTCTTAGTCGTCACGATTCCGGCTTCGTGCTGGGCACAGACGCTCCCCTCCACCTGTGTGGTCGGTCAGGGCTGGTACAACGTCTCGTCCGGCTCTGCGATTCTCTCCATCTGCACCGGGACGAATGTCTGGACCACCGCCAATGCAGCTAGCGGCGTGCCTTCCACCATGATCGGGTTCATCGATAGCGGAACCTGTCCAGCCGGCTGGACTGAAGTCACCGCGCTCAATGGCAAGACGATCATCGGCACCGTCGCGGCCAATGGTGATGTGGGGACGACAGGCGGGAGCGACTCCGTGACGCCCACCTTCCTCGGCGACAGTGTTGTGTCGAGTGCGACGAGCGGTGGGACGCCTGCCGGCACGAACC